GCATAACTGTTGCCCATTCAGGATCAGCAGCTGGAACTGTAGATTCAGCAGTACCTACTGCTCTTAATAGAGTAGCAGAAGATGGTACAATTGAAATCATTACAGACGGAGCTTCTACTGGAGCTAAAAAATGTCTTGTTACATTTGTAATAAGAAGATAATTAATTCAGGGGAGAGCAATCTCCCCTAACAAATTAAAGGAAAAAATAATGGCACATAATTATGGTTTAAGACATGGCACAGTATTAAAGCTTACTTCAGGAAGTTCATCTTCTGCAAGTGATGCTTTTTCAGCTAATATAGAATATATAAGAGTTGTAAGTACTATTGCTTGTCATATACAAGTAGCTGTAGCACCAACAGCAGCAGTTACCACTACATACTTACCTGCAAATGAAGTTGAAATAATTAAAGTTTCACCTGGAGAAAAAATTGCAGTATTAAGAGTTGGTGGATCTGATGGAGAATTATACGTTACAGAACTTACTGAATAATGTCTATACTAAGAGATCAGGAAGCTGACGGAACTAAATATTTCGTAGAGCCTAATGGCAAAGTAACAGTAAAAAGATCACAAGATGTTAATCCTATTCTACAAAAGAATAAAAGATTATATAATCTTAATGATGGTTATTCTCAAACAAAAGATATTAAACGTGTAGCTAGTATTCCAACTATGGTTTTAGAACTATGGGCTAGAGAATATAATGGAACTAATAATTGGTGGCAAATACCAAAAGTAGAAAGAACAAAAATTTTAAAGTTAAAACTAAATAGTAGCGAGTATCGTTACTTTAGAACAGCATCAGGAAGAATGTAATGGCATTATCAACATACACAGAACTTAAATCATCAATAGCAAATTTCTTAAACAGATCAGATTTAACAACTGAGATACAAGATGATTTTATAAAACTTACTGAAGCTGATTTTAATGCTAAGCTACGTATAAGACAAATGGAACAGAATGATGATGTAACTATTAACGCAGAATTAGTTACTGTGCCAACAGGTTTTATTGGTGCTAGATCATTTCATATATTATCAGGTGGTACTAAATATCATTTGGAATATATAACTCCAGGCAATTTATTCGAAATAAAAGGAGGTTCGACTTCAGGTATGCCTAGAACGTATACTATAGAGTCAGACAATGGTACTGAAAGTTTTAGATTCGCACCCCAACCTGATACGAGTTATACTGGTAAGCTACAATATTATAAAGCTTTTACTGCTTTGTCTGATAGCGATACCTCTAACTATATTTTGGCAAGTCATCCTTCTATCTATTTATATGGGTCGTTATATCATGCCAGTAATTTTATCGGTGGGATCGACCCTAACCAAACGCAACAATGGCTAGGTATGTATTCAGCAGCTCTTGAGAGATGTGAGAATAATGATAAACAAGATTCATATGGTTCTGCACCTGTTGTTCAAAGAACAGATGTAAGTACAGATCTATCATTTTATAGGAGAAAATAATGCAGATACCTTTTGGTGAATGGTTACCTGATCAACCTGAACATGGTAAACAGGGAGCTAATGTAGCAACTAATGTATATTATGCATTAAACTCTTATAAAAGATTTCCTTCATTGGTAAGTTATAGCTCTAATAATATTGGAGCTGATGCTAGAGGTGGTGGATCATTTAGAGATAATTCAGGTAATGTATTTAATTTTGTTGCTAAGAATACAGATATATATCAATTAGCTTCAGGATCATTTACTTCTAGAAAAGGATCTCTTACAGGAACTAATACTGATTATTGGACATTTACACAATTTGGTAATTACATTATTGCAAGTAATGGTGTAGATGCACCTCAATATTATTTAATGGGAACATCAACTAATTTTGCTAATCTTTCAGCAATACAAACAGCAGGTACTGTTCCAACATTTAGAGTTTCAGGAGTTATAAGAGATTTCTTAGTAACAGGAAACCAACCAACAAATCAAAATAGAATCCAATGGTCTGGAATTAATGACATTACTACTTGGTTATCAGGAACTAAACAAGCTGATCAACAAGATCTTCCAGGATCAGGTGGTGAAATTGTTGCTATAACATCAGGTGAGTATGGTTATGTATTTAGACAAAACCAAATTATTCGTATGGATTATGTTGGTGGAGCAACTGTATTTAGACTATCAGTAATATCTCCTAATAGAGGAGCTGTTTATGGCAAGACTGTAGCACAAGATAATAGACGAGTTTTCTTTTATGCTGATGATGGATTTTATGAAATAGCAGGTGATAACCTTATTTCAATAGGTGCTGAAAAAGTTAATAGATTTTTTGATCTAGATCTTAACAAAGCATTTTCTGATAGAATATGTGCAGCTGTAGATCCATTTAACCAATTAGTTATGTGGCTTTATCCTTCAGCTTCTAATACTAATAATACAACAGGTATTTGTGATAAGCTTATTATCTACAACTATGCTACTAAAAAATGGTCATTAGCTGAAACTAATGCTAGTTTTATATTTAGTCAATTTGTAGGTGCTTATACTACTGAGTTAATGGATATTATATCTACTAACCTAGATGCTATTAATATTGCTTTAGATACTGACTTTTGGTCAGGTGGACAGAAGTTTTTAGGAGCTATAAATAACTCTTACAATGCTGCAATTTTTAGTGGAACTCAAAATGAATCTGAGATAGAGACTTCTGAAATAGAAGTATTTCCTGGACATAGAGCATCTATTACAGGAGTAAGACCAATTGTTGATGCTGAAGCAACAGTAACAGTTAAGACTAGAAATAGATTAGCAGATACTGAAACTGAATCTACATCAGCAATTATGACCTCTAATGGTATTAATCCTGTTAGACAATCAGGAAGATATTTTAGAGCAAATGTTAAAGTACCAAGTGGTAAATTATTCAATCATGGACAAGGGATTGATATTACTGCTGTTAAAGCAGGATTAAGATGACAGATAAGACAGATATTGATAACGTAAGATATAGTTTTGAAACACAAGAATTTTTCCAAAGACAAATTGAAGAAGCAATTAACACATTAATTAATGAAAAGAATACTGAAAATAACAAAGCATATGCTTGGTTTATAGGAGAATAGATGGCAGGTATAAAAGATTATAGCACAACAGCAGGTAATAATACATCCGTAGGAGGTGTGTCTATTGCAGAAGGTATGTTGCCTTCAAATATTAATAATGCATTTAGAGCTGTTACTGCTGATATGCGAGAATGGTACAATGATGCTCAATGGGTTATCTATGGTGATGGTGATGGTGCACATACATTTGCTTATGCAAGTGGCACATCATTTACAGTTAATGGTGCAAACGTAACTGCACATTATCATGCAGGACGTAGAGTTAAAGCAGTAGGTTCTTCTACTGGAACAATTTATGGAACAATATCTAGTACATCATTTTCATCAAATACAACAGTTAACGTAACATGGGACTCAGGTTCTTTATCAAGTGAAACATTAGTTATTTATTTAGCTATATTAACTCAAACAAATAATTCATTACCAACAGATAGTATTGGTTCTTCTAATTTAAAAACTGATTCAGTTACAACAGCAAAAGTTACAGACGCAAATATTACTGCTGCTAAACTAGCAACTAATGCAGTAGAAGCTGCTAAAATAAATGCTTCAGCAGTTACTTCAGGCAAGATAGCTGCCGATGCAGTTACAGGAGCTAAAATTGCAGATGATGCTATTAATAGCGAACATTATACAGATGCATCTATTGATACTGCACATATTGCAGACTCACAAATTACTTCAGCTAAAATAGCTGATGATGCAGTTACTGCTGGTAAAATAGCAGATGCAGTTTTAGTAACATCTTCTGAACATGCTGCACACACTCCTGATGAAGTTACAATATTAACAACAGCTGGTTCAGATGCTAGATACTTTAGACAAGATTCAAGTGAAACAATTGCATCAGGTGATTCATGGTCAGCTGGAGATACAAAAGTAGCAACAACAGCTGCTATTGATGCAAGAGTTATAGATTTAGTAGATGATGTTGGAGGATTTGTTCCAATAGCAAATGAAACAAGTTTTCCTAATGCTAATCCTGACGTTAATAATGGAGCAGGAACTATTGTTAGTGTAGCTACTTTAGGTAGTACACATACAGCAAATGGTTCAGGTGTTGTATCTATATCCAATGGAACTGTAGGAAATTCTACAGTAACAATAAATGGTTGTGGAGCTAGTGCTTCTTTAACATCAGGTTTTGGAATTTTAGTAGAAACAACTACTACATTAAACACTTATACATTTCATAGATTAGTACCAAAAGCTACAGAAGTTACAACAGTAGCAAGTAAAGCTACTGAGATTGG